ATAGAATAAATGTATGCCACTGATTATGATTAAATGTAGTTGTGTGTTATGTATATATGATAAAAAATATCGTGTCTATAGTTATATCGTTTTCAACAAGTCTGTGGAAAAGGTATCAAATAGTGTGGATAAAGGTGTTAGTATTGTGGAAAAGTGCCTCTCTAAATGTTCTCAGGGGTAGTGATCTAAGCGAGCATGATATCACGAATCCGCAGAAATGTCAAGACCCTCCGTGAACTTTTATGGGGACATGGTGATACAAAAATATCAGTGAACCGTATAAATATAGCGCAGAGGGTTGACAATATCTCTCAGGTATTCTATACTTACTAAGTCACACCAACGGAGACGATTCATGTCAGTTGCATACCATCAGGCACAGAAGCAGCGTTATCGAATCACTCTAGAATTGGAGACGCTGGAAGACTTTGACCCTCATCAGATTGACTGGGAGCAGTTGTTCGAACTCCAAGGATCTGAGCGCGTGATTGACAGTTACGTAGAGGATCTGAGTCGTCCTGTCAGTTGGTAATCTCCGTGAACTCATAGTACATTACCGGAAGGATTAGCAGTCTCTGATTATCAGTGAAGGACTTGCAGTTTTTCCGTAGTTGTGTTATAATAGGGGTATCAGATTGCTGCGCTATGTTACACCGTAGATGCAGCAGTCTTATTCCGTAGTACCGTGAAATAGACAGTGTTTATGCGCGGTTGTTATAACGGGGCGCGGCGGCGTGTTAAAAATCGATAACTACCCTAACCTACAGAGGTGACAAACCGAGAGCGATATATAATGCGGATTACGAATCCATTTTCTATAAAAAAATTCCGGAGGTAAAAAATGACCCCAAAGGAAAAAACATATCATATCTACTTAAAAGATGAGTGTATATTTGCAAGTGTAAAAGAAGAAGAATTTAATATTACTTGGAGCACCCTCAACGGTATGGTCGGTTTAATGAAGACCGATTATGAGTTGGGGGATTTGTCTTATGAGGAGTTAACCGTACATAAATTTGGTGAAGCATCATATTGACAGAGTATACATACTGAGTTATAATTGAACTGAAGTAAATTAATCAACATGGCAAAAGGATTTACTGTAAAAGCAAAGCCACCTGCGAAGAAACCAGAAGCAGAGTGGGACATTGATGATATTAAGCAAAGAATGCGTGGTAAGACGATTGTATTTTGTCTTCCAGGTCGAGGATGTTCTTTTGTATTTCTGAAGAACTTTGTACAACTGTGCTTTGATATGGTACAGAATGGAATGAGTATTCAGATCAGTCAAGATTATTCTTCCATGGTTAACTTCGCCCGCTGTAAGTGTCTTGGAGCAAATGTACTTCGCGGACCTAAGCAGATCCCTTGGGATGGTAAGTTACAGTATGATTATCAGTTATGGATTGATAGTGACATTGTATTCAACACAGAGAAGTTCTGGCAGTTATGTGACATGGCAATCACCGCAGAAGGTGAAGAGCGTGAGATTGTGGCAGGATGGTATGCCACTGAGGATGGACAAACTACATCTGTAGCACATTGGTTAGAAGAGGATGATTTCCGTAAGAATGGTGGAGTGATGAATCACGAAACTGTCGAATCCATTCAGAAACGTCGGAAACCTTTTACTGTTGATTATACAGGATTTGGTTGGGTATTAATTAAGAAAGGAGTCTTTGAGAATCTGGAATACCCTTGGTTTGCTCCTAAGATGCAAGTCTTTGAGAGTGGAAATGTACAGGACATGTGTGGTGAGGATGTCTCATTCTGTCTTGATGCTAAGGAAGAAGGATTTGAGATCTGGTGCGACCCTCGTATCAGAGTTGGTCACGAAAAAACTCGCGTTATTTGAGGTTAACTTTAGGAAACAGGAGGTAAACTATTATGGCAATTATGAAAGGCGGTGGGTATGTGCAAGGCAAACCCAAAAAAACTCGTCAAGGAAGCTCGCAAAACACTCTTTATGCCGCGACTTCTCGCAACAAAGCAAAGAAAGCATATCGTGGACAGGGTAAATAGGTGAAGATATATTAATAGATCATGGCAGCACTTATTTGCAACCTCCCCTCGGTCGAAGTATGGGTTCGTAAAGAGTATCTAACGGACCATCAATCAGGTCATGGTGAATTTGTTAAAGGCGTCTGGGTATCGGCAAAGTCGATTCCTGGGCGCACTTTTTATTTTGAGACATATTTACCAGAATATGCGGCAATGTACGACAAACTACCGATTAGCGCGTTTGTCTCGGATCCGCAAACACCAAAACCTGATATGGATTTACCAAATTTACAGTTTTGGAACTGTATGGACTATGGTGTTGTCGCAGTTCAGAAGCAATTTATCGGTTCTATGGATTATGAACTGTATACAAGAGACTTTGGTATTCAAAAAGGGACATATATTTGCACTTTAGACAACTATCATCAAGATCCTGATGCAATTGACTATGCAACAAGCGAAAATCCAGCAGAACATAAGTCACATAACCTTGTTGAACTTGAAAATGGGCAATATGCACTGTATCCAAACAACAGAATGCGTATTTTTGACAACAGTTTGACGCCTGTTGAACCAAAAATGCCCGATTTTAAGGTTTCAACGCAATATTATCAAGTTGAAAACGGTTTCGAGCGTCTTGGAATGGGTCGTGAGGACGAATATTTCTGGAAAACGTCTAAAGAACGCGAAAAAGAGCAAGAAAATCCGATTGACATGTATAAATCACAAGAAGATCGTCCTTTGGACTCTCAATAAATCATAAAAACCTTGATAAATAATACATAATTGCCAATTTGTTGTGCCTTTACAGAGGATAAGTCAAGGTTTTAAGGATATTAGTATGACTTTTCAGAGTAATCCTCTGACAAAAGACTTAATTGTCCTCAAAAATGAAAATGCAATCGCCAGATCGATAAAAAATATCGTTTTTACTAATCCTGGCGAAAAACCATTTCAACCAAACTTTGGATCTCGTATTACAGGGTCACTTTTTGAGAATATTGATGATATTACTGCACTTGAAATAGAAAGTGAACTGAAAGAATCGATTCAAAGACAAGAACCTAGAGTGAGTTTAACAGAATTAAAGGTAACTCCTGATATTGAAGGTAATGGATTTGATGTTGTTATAAACTATGACATTATTGGAGCTGATGTTCCACCACAACAATTAGAATTCGTATTGCTACCAACAAGGTAAAATGCCGTTAGTTAATTTTACAAACCTAGACTTTAATCAAGTCAAAGAATCATTACGTGCATATTTGGAAGCAAATTCCAACTTCACGGATTATAATTTTGATGGTTCTAACTTATCATCAATATTAGATGTACTTGCGTATAATACGTACATCACTTCATATAATGCTAACATGGTAGCAAATGAAGTTTTCATTGATAGCGCGACATTAAGAGAAAATGTTGTAGCATTAGCAAGAAATATTGGATATATTCCCAGATCAAGAAAAGCAGCAACAAGTGCAATATCTTTCTTTGTAGATGCAAGTAATGTACAACCCCGTCCTGCCTCTCTAACACTCCGTAAAGGGACTGTAGCAACGTCTAAAGGGTCGTTTGGGGGTTCGTCCAGCACGTTCTGTATTTTAGATGATATCACCGTTCCAGTGATAAGAGGCATTGCATCATTTAATAATATTCCAGTTTATGAAGGAACTTTTACAACCAAAAGTTACACCTTCACTGCTTCAAATGCAAGTCAAAGATTCATTTTACCAAATGCTGGAGTTGATACTGAACTCATAAGACTATCTGTCAAAAACAACTCGTCATCTGCAGCATCAACAAAATATTCTATGCATAATAGTTTATTTGATGTTGGACCAGAATCAAAAATATATTACATTCAAGAAATAGATAATGAGAGATATGAGATCATTTTTGGTGATGGTGTTTTTGGTAAAAATTTAGAGGATCAAAATTTTATTACCACAGAGTATGTTGTAACTAATGGTAGTGAAGGTAATGGAATATCCCAACTTGGTTTTAGTGGTAGACTAACATATAATAAAGATGCTGTTGAATATGTTGTTACTGAAGGAATATCTTTAGTCACTGTTGAGTATAGTTCAAGAGGGGGTGAATCAATTGAATCCGTTGATTCTGTGAAAAAATATGCTCCAAGAATCTATGCATCTCAAAATAGAGCTGTAACAGCAGATGATTATGAATCTTTAATACCTTCGAAGATTTACCCCGAAACTGAGTCTATCTCTGTTTTTGGTGGAGAGGAACTTAACCCACCACAATATGGAAAAGTTTTTATCAGTATTAAACCAAGATTTGGAGATTTCTTACCCAATCTGATTAAAGAAAACATCAAGTTAAAACTTAAAAAATATGCTATCTCTGGAATCGTACCAGAAATCTTAGATTTGAAATATTTGTTTGTTGAAATAAGTACAAATATTTACTACAATACTAACCTAGCTCCTTCTGCTGCAGATGTATCGACAAGAGTTCAAAATAATGCTTTAACTTATTCAAACTCAACAGAATTAAATAAGTATGGCGCCAGATTCAAATATAGTAAGTTTTTGAAGATCATCGATGATAGTCATGAGTCTATTACTTCAAATATTACTCTAGTAAGAATGAGGAGGGACTTGAGAGTTGTTCCAAATGCATTCGCTGAATATCAAATTGGATTTGGTAATCGTATGCATATTGCAAGCTTTACTGGATTCAATATAAAGTCAACTGGATTTAGAGTTGCTTCAGTGCAGAACGTTGTTTATCTAAGTGATATACCAAATGCTGATGGTTTAACCGGATCTTTGTTCTTATTTACATTACCAAATGTAGGATCACAGAATCCAACTATTGTAAGGACTGATGTTGGAAGAATAGATTATGTAAATGGAATCATTGTAATCAATGCTATTAATATTATCTCTGGAATAGAAAAAGATGGACAACAAGTCATTGAAATACAAGCAACTCCAACATCAAATGATATTGTCGGATTACAGGATCTTTATTTGCAGCTAGATATTAATAACAGTTCTTTTGAAATGATATCAGACCAAATAGCTTCAGGAATCGACCCATCTGCATCAAACTATATTGTTTCTTCTTCTTATAGTGGAGGCAATCTGGTCAGAGCAGGTGAACCAGTTGTGACAACTTCGGATAGTGTAGTTGATCCATTAGGTGTTCAGTCTGCAACATATACTGGGCAGGGACAGCAGTCTACAAATGTAGTTTCTCCATCAACAACTTCATCTACAACAACTTCAACTTCAACTTCAACTACAACTGGATCTACAGGTTCAACTGGATCATCCACAACACCGTCTTCAGGTGGCGGCGGTGGTTATGGTGGCGGTTACTAATTCAAAGGATTAAGATATAAAAAATGACAGAGACAAGAATCAAATTCAGCAGTATTGTTAAGAATCAACTTCCAACATATGTTGAGAATGAGTTTCCTTTAAT